GCCCGAGGAGAAGCCCGAGGAGAAGCCCGAGGAGAAGCCCGAGGAGAAGCCCGAGGAGAAGCCCGAGGAGAAGCCCGCCGACATCGACACCGAGGTGAAGGAGTTCATCGACGCCGGGATGGATCTGGAAGCCATCAAAGAAGCCTATGCAGACTCGCAAATGTCTGCCGGGGACATCGAAGAGGCTTACAACCGGATAGTCAATCCCGTTTCAGAGGCTCCCAAGAAGGGAGCCAAAAAAGGAGGGTCCAAATAGGACTGGTAATAGGACGGGGTCGCTTCCCGTCCCTCCTACTATTAAAATTACGCCAGTATGAAAGTTGCACAGATCAAATCAGCTCCTCAGTTCGTATCCCGGGACTGGAGACAATATGGCATCCAGACATACGGAGATACCAATGATTTTCCCCAGACAGTCAGCGAGATTGTTCAGGCTTCAAAGACCGGCAATGCCTGCTTGAGCATATACAATGACTTCGTATACGGTCACGGGTTCAAAGATCCGGGTGTCTACAAATTGCGGGTCAACAAAGAAGGGGAGAAGCTCGACAAGATCCTCCGCATGGTATGCAAAGACTTCACGTTATGGCATGGGTTCGCCATCCATGTTAACTACAATATGAACTTCCGCGTCAGTTCGATCCACCACATTCCGTTCGAGTCTCTCCGACTGGAGAAGGCGGACGACAATGGGTTTATTGGCCGGACGGCATACCATCCGGATTGGGGTCACCGAGACAAGACGAGGTCCCGGTGGTCGCCGTCTGACATTGAGTGGTTTCACCTCTTCAACCCGGATCCGGAGGTCATTCTCAACCAGGTGGAAGAGGCTGGCGGATGGGACAACTACAATGGCCAGATCCTCTACTTCTCCGGGGACTCGGAAGGTAGCCCCTCTTACCCAATCCCCATATTCATCGCGGAGATGACTGACATGAGGACTGAGGAAGCACTTGCTAACGTAGCCGGTCGAAACGCATGCTCCAACTTCCTGACGGCGGGAATTTTGGTAGACATCAAAGACGAGACCCAGGACGAGTCCCAAGTCAATGAGACTCAGGAAGAGCTCAACAAATTCCAAGGAGATGAGAACACCTCTCAATTGTGGTACATCCAGTGCAAGTCAAAAGACGAGGTGCCTCAATTCATCAAGTTCTCGGGAGAGAACTACGACAAAGCATTCGAAGTAACGCAGAGAGTCATCCCGGAGAACATTGGTCAAGCCTTCAAGCAGCCTCCTATTCTTCGAGCTGTTGACGTGGGGGCTAACTTTGGGGCTGATCTCATGACCAATGCCTACAAGTACTACAACTCTGTTACAGTACGGGAGCGTCAGCAGCTGGAGGAGACTTTCGTATCGATTTTTGAGTACTGGTGGGCTCCTTTGGAAAATCCCGACTTCGCTATTCAGTCTCTCACTTACAATGCCGGCGAGTCTATAGCAGACAGAATTGGCAAGGACAACATGACTCAGGTACTGGAGATTATCCGGGACCAGATGCTCTCCACTGTTCAGAAGAGAAACATGCTCAAGCTCATTTATGGGCTTTACGACGAGGAGATTATAAAACTCATGCCCAATGATACTCAACTCTAACGACCTTCGGAATGTTCGGCCGATAGCCGAGAACATCAACGATCCGGCCAGACTGGAGCCATATATCCGGGAGGCTGAGACTCTCAGACTGGTGGATGCCATAGGAGCCAATCTCTACAGATGGCTCGACGAGACAGACTTTTCTGGCCCCGGTCCTTTCCAATACGGGGACGTAACCATTACAAAAGATCAGTACACTGCCGCCATGGAAGGCGGGTATTATGATGGTGGCTGTTCCGGGGATGGTCGAAGCGAAGGACTCAAGATCGCCATTGCATACATTGCGTATTCCCGATTCATCGTCAACAATCCAATCAACCCCACTGCCTTCGGGGTGAGGTACAAAGATGGCGAATTCAGCACTCGAGTAGAAGACAACATCATCATCCGTAGCTCGAACGAAGCACGGAACATCGGGGAAGCCTACCTCGAGAAGGCTATAAATCACCTTAAAGCTCTGCGGTTACTGACTCCATGTACTGAATACAAGGAGTCCCCGTCTCGTAAAATGATTATAGGACGTAATAAATTATAAGTTTAACAGATATGGAGGAGGAAGTCATGAGAGCGGGAAAATGGATATGCGGGAGCATTGTAGGGTTTTGGGGGCTTTTAGCTCCGGTCCAGGTCCTTATCCTCTGTGTCTGTATTGCCATTATCGTCGACTTCATAACTGGAAATATTGCTGACTACAAGCGCCACAAACGAGCCCATCAAAAATATGTGTTCAAAAGCGAGAAAATGTGGGACACGTGTTGGAAGTTGGGACTCAGCATTATCGGTATTGGCATGGCCTACATGCTTGACGTGCATGTCCTCCCGAACTTGGGGGGTCTCAACCTTGCCAACTTCTTCGCTGCTTTTGTGGTCGGGACTGAGTTTTGGAGCTTTCTGGAGAACTCCGCAATCATTTCGAATCATCCCATATTCCGGGTTCTCCGGTCATACATGGAGAGATCTGTCAGCAAGAAAACTCAAATAGACTTTGAATGCCATGAAGACAAGTAAGCATTTTAAGCCCGAAGAATTCGAGCGATGCAACCCGTCTTGCTCCATCGAAGACATGGACCAGGACTTCCTCAATCTCCTGGATGACCTCCGTGAAAAGGCAGGCATCCCCCTCGTCCTCAATTGTGCTTATCGTTCCAAAGAACACGATAAGGCCAAAGGACGGTCCGGCAACAGTGCTCACACAGAAGGTTTGGCAGTGGACATCCGGTGTGCCTCGGGCCCCAATCGGATGAAGATCCTCCAGGCAGCCATTGCATTGCGGATCCGGAGGATAGGCATCGACGGGAATTTTATCCACGTAGATGCTTCTAAAACCCTCCCGCAGGACACGATATGGACTTACTAAAGAGAGTACTCTGCACAATAGTTCTTGTAGGTATAGGCTTTATAATCGGGCGTAAAACAGTAGAGGAAAAGACCGTTATAAAGTACGTCGATTTACCCCCAATTCAGGGGGAGGTCAAAGTCCCGGATTTGGTTCCAAAATGGGAGGGTTTTAGGAATCCAATCAAATTGATATATATCTATAAGGGCCAGGAGGAAAAGGTTCCCCAAACACCCCCAGAAATCACAAATGGAGGGGGTTTTGGGGAGGACCAAAAGGAGGTGGATACTCTGGAGAGCGTAAAAAGGACAATATTGGACTGGAATACGACCAGGAAATACGCTGGAACATTCTTCAAAGATCCCAAAATTGGCCAATTTGACTGGGAGGCTACAGTCCAATACAACACTCTCCAGCATCTTACGTACAAGTATATCCCCGTCCGAGAACAGATCAAAGAAACGAGGTCCCCGAAATGGTCCCCCTTTCTGAGAGCTTTGGCTAACTCATTCGGGCAGGTTGGGGCTGGGGGAGGTATATATTACAGGAATTTCGGAGTAGATATATCCTATATGCGGGACTTCGAGCTGACCCGATCGGGGTATGAGATCGGCTTTAGCTGGAAATTTTAGGAAACTACTCCGTCCCGGGCTTAGGGGAGCCCGGGTTTTTTGTGTCTCCAAGCCGAGTGTATTGGCCCCCGTGGCAGGGACCAGCAGTAAACAATGAGAAACAATAATAAACAATCATTGTTTCTCGGTAATCGATTGAATATCAATGATTTAGGCCCTTGTAAACAATGTAAACAATAATTTAGGAGGAAAACCTGAATAGGGAATATGTGTTCTAATATTGGATAATAGTGTTCTTAAAGAGGATAAGACCCCCATAAAAAGGTTATATAGAAATCATTGTTTACATTGTTTCTCCGGGGGTGATTTTAGGGCCTAACCCATTGAGTGTCAACCACTTAGGTGAGAAACAATGGAAAATTTATTGTTTCTCTGCTATTTTTCCAACATTTTATCGTAGTATTTGCAGCAGAAGTATTATATTTGTGATACAAACAAAAACAAACTACAATATGAAAACTATCACCTACACCAACAATCAAGGACTCGAACTCAAGATCAACAAATTCTCCTCCGGGCAGTTCAAATGGGCATTCAGCCTTACCTTCAACAACGGAGCCCACACCTTCTGCTACACCATGACGGAACTCAGGACCATCCTACTGAAAAACGGGATGACCCGGAAATGGGCAGCCAATGTAAAAGACCGATTTGACCCCCTCACAGAGGAAAACATACTCATCAGCCGATACAGAACCCCCGGCGGATCCGAGATGGAAGTTTTTAATACGAGCAGAGGCCCATACGTAAATATGGTAAAAACAGGACTGGATATGGGCTACATGAAACCCCAGCTCCTGGAGCATAAACTCAACCACTACGGGTTCAAACAGTTTTAATTCCCGGGACCCCAAAATAGGGGTCCCAACTTTTTTCTCATTTTTCAATCAAAAAATTTTTTACTTCAAAAAACTTTTCTTATATTTGTGATACAAACAAAAGGATAAGACAATGTCAAATTACATTAACAGCAACGGTTTAGGGCTTAAGGTTACCCAGCTTCCTTCGGGTGCTTTCGACCTCTATTTCAGTAATGGGTTCATCTCTACTTGCTATACAGAAGAGGAGCTCCAGGACCTCATCCAACGAAAAGGCTTTCAACAAACAAAATAGAACACAATGAAAAAAATCGCATGGAATGAGCCGGCACAGCCGGCTATCAGGTATGACTACATCTCCAGTCTCATCGGACCGGAGATGGACGCCGACAAAGCAGTAGAGCTCGTAGACAGGATGCAGAAGAGAGTGGACAGCCTTGACGAGGAGACAGTTAGTCGTGTTTCTTCAGTCTTGTTGGAGATGGTTAAGTTAGCAAACGAATTGTCCGGCATGGACAACACCTTAACCAAACGAGAGGCTCTTCTCGTCTGCATGGGCTTCAAGACTGGCGAAGCATACGTCTGCGGTAAGTATGGAATTAAAGAATAGTAAAACATGGAAGAAAAATTCAACTGGGACCTTCCGGCAGACCCGGACCCCAAATCGGACAACTATTACAACGGAATCGTATCCAAGGAGCTGAAAGACCCCAGCAATGTGGGAGAGGTTCTCCTCGGAGTTATTCACAGAGAATCAGTTACCAATCAGTCGGATTTTGTCAATGAAGGGATTCAGTCTATTCTTGACCAGTTTGGCATTAAAACCGACAAACCTCTCACAAGAAAGGAGAAGCTCCTGGCATTCATCGGATTTAAAGCTGGCTCAATGTGGGAGAAATTGGTGGAAGACCAAAGACAGTCAGAACCAGCTTCACCCAACCCTCTCGAAATTGTCATGATGGGACTTCTCAAAACAAACGGAAAAAAATGCTGATTTTATCGTAGTATTTACCGCAGAAGTATTATATTTGTGATACAAACAAAAACCTACACAACTATGAGAACAGTAAAATCGGTACTTATCGTCACTCGAATGGGATACGTGGAGGGAGTCTTCACTTCCTTCAGAGCTTTGGCTAACTCCCAAGGAGCCACTTGAATCAATATTGAAGGCGAGTATGAGTCTTATACTGAGCCTGAACTGATGGACATTACAGCTAACGGTAAGACATTTACCTACTTCGGCAAGAAATGCAGAATATCAGCAAGAACCTTAAACAAATAACTATGGAAAAGACCGAAAAATACGTAGTATTCAAGTATGAGGACGAGTTCGGATTCCACTACATGAAAATGGACAAGCTTCCCGGGGAGGGGCCTACATACACGGAGCCCATCTCGTTCGAGAAGAAGATCAACCCCAACTGTACCCCGGGAGCCATCACTAAACAGCCGTTTTCAGAGGACGGAAAATCTGCCTATGTGCTCAGCTCAAAATTTGTCCCCGTGTCTGGTTGGTGGAACGACAAAGCCGAAGTTCGGGAATGGCAGGAAAGGACCCGGGTCTATAAGGCTCTCAAGGAGTTGAAGAGGAAAGGAGAGGACCTCAAGCTTGAGAAAGCCATTGAGCCTCTGCGAGAAGTATATGCCCGGGTCAACCCCAGCAGGAGGAGCATATTTATTGCTCAGGTGGTCTACCTTCTCACCAAGTAAACATTTTTCACTAAAAATATTGAAAAAATTTCAATATCAGGGAAAATTGATTATATTTGGGGATAAACAACATGGACAACACAATGACTATCAATCTCAGAGAATTAATTGAACAGAGAGGGCTCAGGCTTCAAGAAGTGGCAGAAATTCTGTTCCCCGATAACCGGTTCCCCCGAGCAGCTCTCAACCGGGTTCTCAACGGAAAAACCTTGTTGAATTCGGAGCAAGTCTCCCGTTTAGCAGCTTGGCTCCGTGTATCTGTCGACGATCTCTACAGAGGAGCATGGAACTCCGAGTTTAAAGGAGAGACATGTATTCTGACAAACGGGAACTACAGAGCCGAGTTATCGGTCAAAACGGGAGAGACGAAGGTGTTCCACCTCGGGTCCCTGTTTCATGAAACTGTTCTCCATGACCCGGCTATACCTCTCAGCAAGTACATTGAACTTCTGAACACCATAATCAAAAATCATCAAGCCAATGAAAGTAGAAATTAAGTTCGAGGCAAACCTCGAAGAAACTCAGGATCTCGAAATGGTCCGCAAGATCTGTCAGGTTATCGGAGCAAACCCCGTGACAGTTAAGACGACTGACGTCAAGAAATCAGTCCCTGCACAGGACGTGAAGAAGCCAGCTCCGGCTCCGGCTCCAGTCCCCAAAAAGACTGAGGAGCCCGAACCCATGCCGATGGATGCGAACTCCTCTTTGGGTTCTGACCCCGCTGTCTCCATTCAGGACATCCGGACTCTCCTGGCAAGTAAGGTGGACAATCACCGCGAAGCTATCCGGGCAAAGCTCACTGAACTGGGAGCGAGGAATGTGACGGGACTGGATGTCCGAAACTACGACGCGTTCTACGAATTCCTCAAAAACCTTGCGTAATGGGAACCCCGAACCATTCATCTCGTAAGCACGCCATGCTTTCGGCATCAAAGGCAGACCGGTGGATCAACTGCACCCCCAGTGCCAGACTGGAGGAAAAAGTTGAGGAAACCGGTAAGCCTTCCAAGTATGCCGAAGAGGGCACTCTGGCTCACGAGATGGCAGAATGTTACCTCCGAGCGAGGTTCCTCATAACGCCTGTTGACGTTACGTCTGCTGAACTCCGGAAGCTGAAGAAGAGTGACCTCTACACTGAGGCCATGGATGAGCCCGTAATGGCTTATTGCCAGTACGTAACGGACCAATATACGGAAGCTCTGCGGAAAACCAAAGACGCTCTCGTTCTCTTGGAGGAGCGACTGGACTTCTCGGCTTGGGTCGAACAAGGGTTCGGCACTGGGGACGCTTGCATTATCGCTGACGGGGTCATGGAGATCATAGACCTCAAGTTTGGCACTGGCGTGCCGGTTTTCGCTGAGAACAATGCTCAGTTGATGCTGTATGCTCTCGGAGCCTTGTCCAAATTCGAGATGGTCTACGACATCAACATGGTGAAGTTGACTATAGTCCAGCCCCGCCAGGAGCGAATCTCGTCATGGGAGATTACCCCCGAAGACCTCTACAAATGGGGTGAGGAGGTAGTGAAACCCAAAGCAGCTCTTGCTTACTCCGGGGAGGGGGAACTCCAAGTCGGGCACTGGTGCAGGTGGTGTAAAGTCAAAGCTTTGTGTCGCAAGATGGCAGACCACAATCTGGACTTGGCCAAACACGAGTTCAAAGAGCCCGAACTCCTGACCACTGAGGAGCTCGCTCAGATTTTTGAGCAAGCCCCCATGCTTCAAGAATGGGTAAATGCTGTATCTGAGCACCTGCTCTCCAAAGCCATATCGGGCGAGAAGATCCCTGGGTATAAGGTAGTCGAAGGAAGGTCAATACGGAAATGGACTGATGAGAATGCAGTTCAGGAAGTTCTTACCGCATGCGACTACACCCCGGATCAGTTCCAAGTTGTCAAACTGGCCGGAATCCCGGCAATCGAGAAGCTCCTCAAAAAGGACTTCGATTCACTGGTCGGGGACCTCGTCATCAAAGCTCCTGGCAAACCCACTCTCGTCCCAGAGTCTGACAAGCGTCCGGCAATGGGGATTGAACAAGCAAAACTCGATTTTTCTAATAACTAAACTTCACAACTATGAGTGCAACAACCAAAGTAGTAACCGGCAAAGTTCGGTTCAGTTACGCCAACGTATGGGAACCCCGGGCAATGGAGGGTTCCGACAGAGCAAAATACTCGGTATCCATCCTCATCCCGAAGACTGACTCGGCAACTCTGTCTCGGGTCAAGGAGGCCATCGACACGGCTCTCAAAGAAGGCATCGCCAAATTGGGTGGCAAGATTCCCCCCACGTGGAAGAACCCCCTCCGTGACGGGGACACCGAAAGACCGGACAATCCGGAGTATGCTGGGCACATGTTCGTCAATGCCAACTCGGACAACCGTCCTGGCATCGTGGACATCAACCTCAACCCCATCATCGAAAGAGAGGATTTCTACTCCGGATGCTATGGCCGGGCGTCGATCAACTTCTACGTTTTCAACACGAATGGCAACAAAGGCGTTGCTTGCGGGCTGAACAACCTCCAGAAGTTGGCTGACGGAGAACGTCTCTCCGGGGGATCTTCTGCAGAAGAGGACTTCGGCCAGAACCCGTGGGACGACGACCTTATGTAGGTTGGTATGCTGGGTCTTATTCGGGATTAGGGGTTCGAATCCCCGCCCAGCAACAAATTTAACAATAATTAACATGCCGAGACGCTTATATTTCGATACGGAAACATATAGCCCGGAGGACATTAAGTCCACGGGCGCCTATAAATACATAGAATCGGGGGGCTTTCAGCTCCTTATAGTGTCTTTCGCCTTTGACACCTCTCCCGTTCAGGTGATTGATCTGGCCAAAGGAGAGGAGCTCCCCGATTATTTCATCTCCGCTTTAACTGACCCGGGGATCGAGAAATGGGCGCACAACGCAGTATTTGAGAGACTCGTATTTAAGCGTATAGGACTACCTATCCCGGTTGATCAATTGTATTGCTCAATGACTAAAGCAGCCTATTGCGGACTGCCTTTGGCTCTGGATGAACTCTCCAAGGCGTTGGTCCTCGGGGAGCACGGGAAGAAGTCGACCGGTAAAGCTTTAATCCGGTTTTTCTGCTCCCCGTGCAAGCCAACTAAGTCCAACGGTATGAGGACCCGGAACATGCCGGACGACGACCCGGACAAGTGGAACGAGTTCAAGACGTATGCCGAATATGACGTGATTGCCGAACGCGACATCGTGGAACAGCTGGACCAATTCCCATTCCCGGAGTTCGAACGTCGGAACTACCTCGTAGACCAAAGCATCAATGACCGGGGAATTCTGATAGATCTCAATATGGCCGGGAACGCCATCTCTTTCGATGAGGTATACACGGAGGAGATGACCGACCGGATGAAGGAGCTAACGGGCTTGGACAATCCTAACAGTTTAGCTCAGCTCAAGACATGGCTCAAAACCAACTTCGGGCTCGAGTTCCCAGCACTTGGCAAACCTGAGATTCTAGAATATTTTAAAAATACCCCGGATGCTCCCGACTTGGTCAAAGAGGTTCTCGGGGGACGGCTTGCCTTGTCGAAGACTTCTACTAAGAAGTATATTGCTATGCTCAACTGCGCTGCCAAAGACCAGAGAGCCCACGGACTATTCCAGTTTTACGGAGCCAACAGAACAGGACGTTGGTCGAGTCGAATGATTCAGCTCCAGAATCTCCCCCAGAATCACATGAAGGATTTGGACCTCGCCAGAAGCATGGTAGAGAAAGGAGACTACGACCTTATGGAAATGTGTTACGGCAATATCCCGAATGTTCTGTCCGAGCTAATCCGAACAGCCTTCATAGCCCCGGAGGGAAAAATGTTTGCAGTAGCCGACTTTAGTGCTATTGAGGCCCGAGTCCTGTCCTGGTTAGCTCAGGAGAAGTGGCGACTCGACGTCTTCAACACTCATGGCAAGATCTATGAGGCATCAGCATCACTCATGTTCGGGGTTCCCATTGAGCAGGTTACGAAAGGATCGGACCTCAGACAGCGTGGTAAGACGGCAGAATTGGCACTCGGATATGAGGGGTCGGTCAACGCAATGGAGAAGATGGACAAAGAGAAGAAGCTGTCCAAGAAGGAAATGTATTCCATTGTAGCTCTTTGGCGTCGAGCTAATCCTAAAATTGTTGAGTTTTGGGCTGAGGTGAATGAGAAGGCCATCGAGTGCGTCCAGACCAGAAAGACCAAGAAAGTTAGTTGTCTCGTCTTTGAACATGATGGGACCAATTTGACAATAGCTCTCCCAGCTGGGAGAAAATTATACTACAGAAATCCCCGTGTGAGACCCAACAGGTTCGGGCAGACTGGCATTGTCTACGACGGCATGGTCCAGTCAGTAGGATGGACCGAGGTAGAGACATACGGGGGCAAATTGGTGGAGAACATAGTCCAGGCAATCTCCCGGGATCTTCTCGCCGAAGCAATGTACAGACTAAGCATTATGAAAGACTTCGAAATAGTAATGCACGTCCATGATGAAGCCATTGCAGAGGTAGACGAAGACCGAGCCGGGGATTGTCTGGAAACTATGTGTAGAGTTATGGGAGAGGATCTTCCTTGGCTGAACTGCTTGCCAATGGGATTACCTCTCAAAGCAGACGGATACGTTACTAAATTTTATAAGAAAGACTAATGACATACGACGGGGAACTTGATATTGCAATCGGACTGAGTGCAAGATCAAAAGTATGGAGCAACAAGAAACTGAAATGGTCTGAATTGGTCAGTCGACTCGGGGAGGAGAACAAGACCACTGAAACATTTAAGGAGTTTGTTTCTGCAAGCAAGGAAGACCAGCTCAAAATAAAGGACGTAGGCGGATACGTTGGAGGTTACCTGAGGGGAGGCAAAAGAAGCCCGGCCAATGTGGTCCACAGACAGTTGATGACACTCGACTTGGACTTTGCCCACAAAGACCTCTGGGATGACTTTACTCTCCAGTTTGACAATGCAGCTGTTCTGCATGGGACTCACAAACACTCGGATGCGTCCCCCCGGTACCGACTAATAATGCCACTGAGCAGAGAAGTCACGGCTGATGAGTATGTGGCTATAAGCCGAAAAATTGCCGGGATAATCGGCATAGACCTTTTCGACAATTCAACTTTCGAGACTAACAGACTCATGTTCTGGCCTTCTACGCCGAAGGACATGGACTACTACTTTAGGGTTCAGGACGGTCCATGGATTGATGCTGACGAGGTCCTCAACTCCTATGCCGATTGGAAGGACTCATCACTTTGGCCCACAGCTTCGTCCCGTTTCGAAGCTGTCGACAGAGCCGTTAAGAAGCAGGAGGACCCAACCATAAAGAGGGGGCTCATAGGAGCGTTCTGTAGGACGTACTCCATACCCGAAGCAATAGAGACCTTCCTCTCCGACACCTATGTCCCGTCAGCATTGGAAGACCGATACACTTACACAAAAGGCAGCGCCTCGGCTGGTCTTATCGTGTATGAGGGCAAGTTCGCTTATTCTCATCACGGGACTGACCCATGCGGGGGTAAACTTTGCAATGCGTTTGATCTGGTCCGCATACACAAATTCGGCCACCTTGACGACAAGGTCAAGGATCCCTCGTCGAAGTTGCCAAGTGTGTCAGCAATGGAGGAGTTCGTACGCAATGACCCCGACACTAAGACAACCATTGCCAACGACCACATTAACAGTGCCAAGTACGAGTTTGCCGATCCGGAGCATGACAGGACCCAGGAGGAAGTCGTCGAGAAGGAGGTTGACCCAGAGGCTGAGAGTGTTGAGTGGATGAAGGAGCTGGAGGTCGACACCCGAGGAGCATACCTCTCGTCGGATGCCAACCTCAACCTCATATTTGCAAACGACCCCCGGCTCAAAAGACTGTTCAGACAGAACGACTTTGACGGGAAGAGGTACGTCTTCGGGAATCTCCCGTGGCGTCGGGTTGTTAAGCCGGAGCCGGTCAAGAACGTAGACTATTCCGGAGTCAGGAACTATTTGGGTTGCGTATATGGCATAACGTCCTCACTAAAGATCGACGATGCCATGGCTCTGGAATTCGAACGCAACCACTTCCACCCGATTCTGGATTACCTCAATGACCTCAAATGGGACGGGGTCCAACGAGTAGACAAACTCCTAATTGACTACATGGGAGCTGACGACAATATATACTCCCGCGAAGCCATCCGCAAAATGCTGGTTGGAGCAGTTGCCCGAGTTATGAACCCCGGGATCAAATTCGACCTGGTGCTAATGCTCGTAGGACCTCAAGGATCCGGCAAAAGTACGTTCATCAAAAAATTGGGAAAATCATGGTTTAGCGACACATTCCTGACAGTCCAAGGAAAGGAGGCTCTCGAGCAGATCCAGGGGGCATGGCTCATTGAAATAGCTGAGCTCTCCGGTCTCCGCAAAGCGGAGGTCGAGTCAGTAAAGCATTTCATATCCAAGTCCGAAGACTCATTCCGACCAGCGTATGCCAGAACTTCTGAGATATATCCCCGGCAATGCGTCTTTTTCGGCACCACCAACGACAGCGAATTCCTGAGAGACCCCACTGGCAACAGACGCTTCATGCCAGTGGACGTGGTCCCCAACAATGCCAAAAAAGACGTATTCATGGAACTGGACGACGAGATAGACCAGATATGGGCTGAGGCAGTTGTACTGTACCGGTCCAAGGAGAAACTCTATTTGAGCCACGAAGCCGAGAAAATAGCCAAAAACGAGCAAAGCTCGCACAGCGAGTCGGATGAACGGAAAGGCATCATTGAGGCGTACTTGGAACGTCAACTCCCGGACAACTGGGACTCAATGGACCTCTACCAGAGAAGAGACTTCCTGGTCGATGAGTTAAACCCCAAAGGGACCACCCCCCGAGACTACGTGTGTGTTGCTGAGATATGGTGTGAATGTCTTGGGAGGAACAGAGAGGACATGGACCGGTATAAGACTCGAGAAATAAATGACTTGTTGAAGAGCATGCCCGAATGGGAACCGTGCAAGTCTACTAAAAATTTCCCCATCTATGGAAAGCAAAAATATTACGTGCGAAAACTCGATTGAGAAACGGCTCGTCACTGAGGTGGAGAGAGTTGGTGGCTGGTGTTTGAAACTCCCCGCAATTCACAATGCTGGCCTCCCTGACCGGCTCTGTCTGTTCCCCGGTGGCGAAGTCGTTTTCGTTGAGTTGAAAGCATTCGGTAAAAAGCCCCGAAAAATACAGACATTAATGCACCAGAAACTGAAAGCAATGGGCTTTAGGGTCGAGGTGATAGACACGACCATGGGTTGTAAAATGTTAGCATTGGAATATGACCGAAAATGATCTCCATCAATACCAGCTACAAGCTGTTGACCACATAATAAGCCACACGCACTGTGCTCTGTTCCTGGACATGGGATTGGGTAAAACAGTGTCTACTTTGACAGCCATCAACGAGCTCATGTTTAAAGAGGTCGAGGTCCGACGGGTATTAGTCATAGCTCCCAAAAGAGTAGCCGAATCAGTCTGGACACAGGAGGTCGAGAAATGGGACCACTTGAAGCACATTAAAGTGTCTCGCATCATCGGAACAGAACGTCAACGTCGTGAGGCTCTTGCCAAGAAGGCAGACGTATACACCATCGGAAGAGACAACGTGGCTTGGCTATGCGGGCTCTACGGGGGATCTTGCTTACCGTTCGACATGGTGGTCATCGACGAGCTCAGCAGTTTCAAGAACCCCAAGTCAATCAGATTCAAAGCTCTTAAGCACGTTCAGGCTTCACTCTCCCGAGTAGTAGGTTTGACTGGTACCCCGGCACCCAACGGTCTTATGGACCTTTGGGCCCAAATGTACCTCCTGGACCGGGGAGAGCGCTTGGGCAAATACATATCCCACTATCGTGACAACTACTTTAAGCCAGGACGTAGAAACGGGCATATTGTATATTCGTACGACATATCCAAAGAGAATCAGGAGCGCATATATTCAAAGATAGGGGACATCTGCATGAGCATGAAAGCTAAGGACTACCTCGATCTCCCCGAGCGCATCGACAACATAGTGGAGATCCAGATGCCCCCGGAAATCCAAAAAGCTTATGACTCCTTCGAGGAGGAACAAGTTCTAAGCATGATTGATCAGCTCGGGGACGCCGTAGAGATACCAGCTGTCAATGCAGCAGCTTTGTCCACGAAGCTCCTCCAGTTTGCCAATGGAGCAGTGTACGATGAACAGAGAGTGGCCCATGAGGTGCACACGTTGAAGATCGAAGCCACGAAGGAACTCATTGAGGACGCCGGGGGACAGTCAGTCCTCATAGGTTGGACCTTCCAGCATGACAGAGACCGGCTCATGAAGGCTCTCGCCAAGTATAAGCCCCGGGAACTCAAAACGGAGAAGGACATCGTTGACTGGAATGCTGGCAGAATCCAGGTTCTTTTGATGCACCCGGCTTCCGGGGGCCATGGGCTCAACCTTCAAGCCGGAGGACACCGCATCATCTGGTTTGGGCAGACCTATTCTCTCGAGCTGGAGCAACAATTCAATGCTCGGCTTGACCGACAAGGACAGAAGGAGGTCGTGATAGTCAATAAACTGGTATGCTCGAAGACAGTGGACCAGGACGTCATAAGAGCCCAGAAAGCGAAGACCCGGGGGCAGGATGCTCTCATGGAAGCTGTAAAAGCGAGGGTCGAAAAATATCTGAAAAAATATCGTAAAACATCGTAGTATTTGTCGCAGAAGTATTATATTTGTGATACAAACAAAACGATATTACTACGAAAACACCCAACATATTGAAATAATTTCAATTTTTCTGGTGAAAAATTTTTTTAATTGGGTATTTTTTCTTACTTTTGTACTACACTTAACAACTAAACACTATGAAAAAGTTTATTGAGTTCCTCGAAAGAAACAACGCACGGGAAAACTTTGAAAGAGCACTCGTAGAGTCTAGAAGAGACATAGAAGGCTACAAAGAGTTTTGCAAAGAGTATTGCAAAAAATACAAAAACTCAGAATTAAGCGCCGCATTCACGTGGGAAAAAACAAAAGAGGGACATAAATATTGGGCAAAACTAAATTGGAAATGGCGGGAAGAAAACACGCCACTTAGCGAATAACTATTGAGCAATGACTAACAGAGAGAAAACTATCAAAGAGATCGGGCAGGTGTGGCTGGACGCGACCCTCCGAGAAAAGGAATTAACTACAGTTGGATTGAAATAATTTCAATTTTTCCGGTGAAAAATTTTTTTAATTGGACATTTTTTCTTACTTTTACACTACACTTAACAACTAAACACTATGGAAAAGTTTATCGAAAAGTACAAGAGCTACAGCTCGAAAGTTCTTCAAAAGTTGGCCAAGGTCAAGACGGGCGATGAGCTCGACGTCATCAACTCTATCCTCGCATCGAGGGGAGCATCCCAGGAGCATCCGGCAGAGGAGGGCGCTGTCTACAACGCCACCGAAACGGAAGAGTACAAAGCCGAGAACGGCATCAAGGAGAACGACGAAGTCGCCGAGGAGAAGCTGAAAAAGGTTCGCAAGGCAAAGACCCCGAAGGAACCCAAGGAACCTCGCCCGTTGAAGAAGGAGATCTCTGCAGAGGAGGCCCAAGCCAATCTCGAGAAGGCCAAAGCCAACATCGGCCGCTTCTGCAAGTTCATCTGCACGAAGACCAAGGAGCAGACCGACGGCATCATCATCGGAGTTCGTCTCGATCCCCGCAACAACTTCATCCAGTACCGCATCAAGACCAACGACGGGCACGTCTGGGGAAAGGGCATCGACTCGAAGGACCTGGAGCTCGGCGAGATGGCCCCGGTTCCCGAGGAGAAGCCGAAGCGCGGCCGGAAGAAGGCTGACGAAGCAGCTCCTGAAGCAGCTCCCGAAGCAGAACAGAACGAGCCGGAGAACGCACCGGCTGAGGAGTAAGTCAAAACTCCTCGCCAAGTGGAGCCGTCACTCCACTTGGCACCCCGGAGTGGTACAGGAGGGTTCGAGTCCCTCCCCGGGGTCTAACCTATATACTAAAAATCATGAGTAACATACTTAAACACGCTGACCAAATCATCAATGAGCGGTCGGAGGAGAAGGAGAGACAATACGGACCGTTCATGGAATGCAACCAGAAGGCCGCAGAGATCGCTTCGGTCATTACCGGTAAACCTCTGACCGCTATTGATGTGTCTTGGGTCCAAGTGGCAGTGAAAATGGCACGTGAATCCAATGCGCACAAGGAGGACAACCTCCTTGACATGGTAGCCACAATCGGGGCCATCAACAACGAACTCGAGGACCCCAAGCCGTTAAAAGCTCCGGGGGTAGTACCTACGTACTTCTCAACCATTTCGGAGGCTGTAGACTTCATCCGGATCAGTCCCATCGAGGTGCACGAGATCAAACATGTTCTCACCGAAGAGGGACGCCGAATAGCCGTATACTACTCCCACAAAAACGATCCGGAACAGTACAATCCATTCTCAAACATCAAGCCATGAACACACAAGACTTTAAGCCATTCATTAAGAGCTGGAAGGAGATTTATGCCCTCCAGGGGGAGCTCCAGCTCATGTACAGACCATATTTCAAGGAACGCATCGCGAACTTTGACATCAACACTTTGGAGGATCAGGAGCTTTTCAAAAAACTCTGTTGGCAGATTGTCGAGGAGCTCACCGAAGCGATGGAGGCCAAGGACAAAAACGAGGAGGATCACGTGCTGGAGGAGCTGATTGATGCCTTCAATTTCATGCTCGAGCTTTACCAGCTGTACGGCATGGCCCCGGACTTTGCTTGGGGTCACACATACGGGTTCCGGAAGGATATTGCCGACGAGAATTTTGAGGAGAACATCCTGGAGCTGATCAAGACCATAGGTTTGGCTGCCAACTGCCTCAAGAACCGGGAGTGGAGACAATCTCAGTACATGGTTGACTTGGTGGTCTTCGAGGAGAGACTTTGGAACATCTGGGCAATGTTCGCTATGCTCTTCGGGAGCATAGGTGTCACGGAAGACAAAGTCCGGGAGCTCTGGTCGTTGAAGTATCAAGTAAATCTGTTTCGCATTAAATCCAAATACTGACATGGGTAGAATATTTAGAGACTGTTTCGAAATGATCCGGGAGATGGATCGGGAGCTCAAGGTTTCCGGCATCACGGTCCCGGTCAACCATTACCAAAACCAGGAGCTCAGCGGGGACGACCGGCTCACCAAGGAACTCATCGGGGTGAGCTTCGTCATCTCGAAGCCGTATCTCGGCAAACGCGAGATGCTCGATTTCATGTTCAAAGACGAAGCCGAGCTCATTGAGAAGTATTGCCGAGCAGAGCTCTCCGATCGGCTTGACCGGAACGGAGTCAACCCGGGTAAGAGCTGGGAAATCCGCCGGGACTTGTGGCAGAAGCTGGTGAGCAAGACTCGGCAGGAGGGTCGCTTCGACTACACCTATTCGGAGCGTCTGCACATTTTCCACGAGGGACCCGAGATCCACCAGTTGGACAATGTCATCATGACTCTCCGGGACGACCCGCACTCCAGACGAGCAATGGTCATGATCTTCGAGCCGGAGGACACCCGGGCAACAGCCGGGGCTTTGACCCGAGTACCTTGCTCCGTCAGCTACCAATTCCTCATCCGGAACAACCGGCTCCACGTGATATACTACATCCGGAGCAATGACTTCTTCAAGCACTTCGCAATTGACATCTGGTTGACAGAGGCTATGATGGACTACGTGTTCAACATCCTCGCAGCTACCTACCCCTCTCTCAAGAAGGGCTCTCTGCATTACTTCGCTGGGTCCCTCCATGCATACAACGAAGATCTCTCCAAATGGGTAATCTATTAAGCTATGACTATCGACGAAGCAAGAGCTAAAGCTCATCAGCAATATGACGATTGCATGTTCTGCCCGGGATGCTCGAAGCTCCTGACTGGGCTCCACATGAGTAGCAAGTGCTACACCAACTGGATCGAGAAGAAGGCACAACAAATCCTCAAAAATTCGAAGAAAGATGAGCGTAGAAGTTAGAGTGTTGATCGGGGTAGTCTTGACCTCTTTGGCTGGAGCAGCTATATTCTACATCACATTTCTGATCGCAGTTGACGAAGTCAGAAAGGACATAAAGCGCAAAAGACATGTCAGGAGGAAATGAGGAGCCCATCATCATTGGGCTGGCAATAGCAGTAATAATCGGAATAGGGATCGTTTGTCTCATGGACGCTCTCAAAAATAAACTCAAGTGATATGTGCGGAATAAGTATAGCAAGAAGGGCTAACGCCATTGACCAGATCAAGCATAGGGGCATCGAATCCACCCAGATTGCCGAAGGAGGATGGTTTCTCGGTCATGTCCGTTTGCCCATTCAGACTGAGCCAGGGGATGACCTGGCTCAGCCTATAGAGTTAGCCGGAAACAATGGGTGGCTTCTTTACGTGGGGGAGATCTACAACTATCCTACGAGGTATTCCAGCGACGTCGAGTATCTTCGCGACTTGTTCGGATCCTCGTGTCTCGAAGACATCCTTCTCGAAGCTAACCACTGGGATGGCATGTGGGCAATATGCTGGTACCGGAAGGGTCAGATAATTGCCTTCACCGACCCTCTCGGAAAGAAGCAACTCTACTACAACCAATTCGGGGAAATCTGCTCAGAGATAACTCCATTGGTGTCGGACTTCAAAGACTTCGACCTGTACTACCGGTCGGAAGTGTTCAAATGGGGTTACAACTGGGATGACAGGACTCCGTGGAACACAGTTAAGCGCATCATGCCGAATACTGTCTATTCCTTCGATGACATGAAGGTGAAGCCCACCATTATCCGGAGGGACTACTACAGATGGGGGATAGGGGAACGGAGTCATTTCGCAAAATCCGAGTTCGCCGAAGTCCTCCGGGGCTTGGTCGAGAGGTCCGTAAAACGCCGGGCAATGTACTCTAAAGTCCCGGTCGGAGCTTTGGTTTCTGGAGGACTGGATTCATCCATAATTGCCTCTATTCTTCATCGAATGGGCCTGGGGGTTAATCTCTATATGGTGGAGAATAATGAATCAAAATTTGGCATGCTATTGTCCGAATTTTTAGGGGTTTCTATCACCTCTCTTGGCCCTATCCCCGATGATGATTGCCTGGAGAGGTGTCTCCGCTACAACGAGACCCCCATCGACTTGGGCTCCATGATCCCCCAGTTCCGACTCATGGAGAAGGTCAAGGAGAAGGTCATCCTGACCGGGGATGGAGCTGACGAACTCTTCGGGGGTTATCGCCGAGTCGATGACTACGACTCCCAGCTCTCAGACGTGTTCCAGGAACTTCCGTTCTACCACATGCCTCGGCTTGACCGGGCTTCCATGAGGAGCACAGTCGAACTCCGGTCACCATTCCTGAGCCACGAGATCGTCAAGTTCGCTCTCAACTTACCCCGGGAGGACAGAACTCACAAGCGCATTCTCAAAGATGCCTTTAGTGACGTCTTGCCGAAGGAGATCATTGATCGGCCCAAAGAACCTCTCAAGTGCCAAAGCATCCGGCAGGACCCGATGGCGTACCGCAAGAAGTGTCACGAAATATTCTACAACTTATGGCAATAGCTATCGGATATTATCGGGTATGGTTTAAAGGAGATGACTCCAACACGGAGGCTCAGTGGTTCAAAATGACGCTCCGTAATGGATCAATTAGACCTTCCATACGTTCCATAAATCGGGAAGAGGCTTTGTGGTGGATCAAGTCCCGAAACATGAAGGACGTTACCCCCGGCAATCCTGCGGGCAAGATATTCGAATCGGAGGGCCAACCATTCAGGAAGGCATTCCAGGAGTTGCCTCTCCATACACGCTACAATTTTATAGAAGGAGCATCTCTCTCATCAGGTACAACACATCGAGCTCGGCTCGAAAAATACTTTAAAAAATGAAAATCGTAAAAGTAAGAAACGTCAAGACCCCGACCCGAGGAACGAGTCTGTCCGCCGGGTTGGACTTCTACATCCCGGAAGACTTCGAAGCCAAACAGATCTGGCCGGGCGAAAGCATCAACATCCCATCCGGGATAAAAGCTCGAATACCTCGGTGGTGTGTTCTCATCATGTTCAACAAGAGTGGCATTGCCACTAAGCACCAGCTCCAGGTCGGAGCCTGCGTGGTTGACGAAGACTACCAAGGAGAAATCCATCTGCACGTCATGAACGTCGGCAAGGAGCCAGTCATCCTCAAGCCGGGGATGAAGCTGGTTCAAGGTTTGGTTATGCCGATTGTCTATGCCGGGGTGGAAGTTCTCGAGTCGGAGGCCGAGCTTTTCCCGCAATCGACTGAAAGAGGACAGGGGGGCTTTGGGTCCACGGGGGAATAGGTCCCCCGGCCCCAAAAGTTGATGGTTTTATTGTTTCTTTGTTTACAATTTTCCATGGCCCCGGCCCCAAAAGTTGGTCAAACCATTGTTTCATTGTTTACAAATCAGTGGGACCCCCGGCCCCAAAAGTTGATAAAACCATTGTTCCATTGTTTATTGGCAAAAATCTCGACAGCCCCTCCCCCAAAATCCGGGGGACCCCTATTGTTTATTGTTTATTGTTCCAATGGAAAGAATCCCAAATCATTGATAATCAATCACTTAAATTAAAACAGCAGTAAACAATGAGAAACAATAATAAACAATCATTGTTTCTCGATAATCGATTGAATATCAATGGTTTAGGCCCTTGTAAACAATGTAAACAATAATTTAGGAGGAAAACCTGAATAGGAAATATGAGGAAAATTATGACCAATTTAGGAAATGAAAAATCACAAAATAGAGTGCACAGAAACATTGTTTACATTGTTTCTCGGGAGGAGAATTGGGGACCTAATCAATTGAATATCAATCACTTAGGTGAGAAACAATAGGAAATTTTATTGTTTACTACTGGTCAAATGTTGTTTATTATGGAAAAAACTGAGAAATTGGGGCTACCCCCAACTGGGAAACTTGGAGTGTTCCGGCGATGGCTGGGGATCTACTCAAAAGAGGAGCGGGAGGTCCTGGACTACGCCCGCAAATTGAAAAAGACCACCATGCAAATAGCACGGGGTCAGCTGACTCTGTTATCCCGCCCGGAATGGATGCGGCACGAGGACTGGGTTGAGGTCCGCAAACTACAAAACAAATTAGAAAGGAGTCGTAGAAAATGATTGCAATTTACCTGTTGGCCATCATCGGCCTGTTCGCGATTTTCGGCGGGATCCGCCAATGGTGGATCAGTCCCAAACGGAAATTGAGCCGATCCATCAAACAGATGGAGAGAGCTGAGAGACGGATTCAAAAATTCAAAAAGAAGTCGTAGGCGAGTAGAATCAGTAGAACTGGTAGAGTCAGTAGAACTGACAGAGTCAGTAGAACTGGTGCCAAATTGGGCCTTCTCTCGACCCACAAATACTGGACGGCACTCGCGCATACGAAACTAAAAATTTTCAAGAATGAAAGCAAAACACTTTAAGCAGCTCGGGAAGAACTGGGCTTTATACTCGGAGATTAATACCAAGTACTGTAATTGGACCCCGTCCATCGCCACGGTCCACGAAGGCATGATTTGGCCGAATGGCATTTCGGTCAAGTTTCTATGGTTCGGCGTGACCCTCATTCGCGTAAGCGAATAAATAAAGATCCCCGGGGCCAAACGCTCCGGGGATTGTTGTGCAGAAATAAATTTTTAATTTGTATAAGGTTTGATTATATTTGAGGCATGGCACGAAGTACATATAAAATGAGTCCGCTCGCCTATATGGAGGAGGGACAGAAAAGGCGAGACGCCGGGGAATTTGTAAAGCCCACCGATGCGGAGGAGCTTTATTTTGCATTCATCGAGTACTGCAAATTCATGCAGGATAACTATTTCTCCCAGGCTCACAAGAATAAGAATGGCGAAGACTGTAGCGTATACATTTCCCGCCCGATGACCATCGAATCATTTAGGCTGTTTGCTGGCATCAATCCTGTTGAGTACGAGGAGCTCACGGGAGACCCGGTAGCAGCTGCAATTGGTGGCACCATCGAGGACGCCATCAATTCCCAGCAGATTGAGGGAGCACTGGTTGGCAAGTACGCTGCCAGCCTTATCCAGGTACTTCAAGGACGCAAGACCAATGTCAACCTGACGGGAGGCATTACTCTCGAACAGATAACAGGAATGGAGGTAAAATAAAATGGGACGCCGGCTTCAATTTGACACCAAAGGCAACGAGAAGCAGAAGGAAGTGGCTCGGTTATGGCTTGATGACTCAGTCACTGATATTCTGTATGCTGGCACGAAAGGCGCTGGCAAATCGTACCTCGGATGTTCATTGATAGCCGGCGATGCCCTCACCTACCCGGAGACCTTTTATTTTATTGCGCGTAAGACGGCTGCCGACCTGGTCCGGTACACAATCCCCTCCATCTACGAGGTATTCGCTCATTGGGGCATCACGGAGAACTACTACCACTTTAATGGCCAATACAATTTCTTCGAGTTGTACAACAAAAGCCGCATCTACCTGATCGACGCCAAGTACAACCCCAGTGACCCCATGTACGAAAGGTTCGGCTCCATGCAGATGACTCGGGGATGGATCGAAGAAGGTGGCGAGTTTATCCGCGAGGCGAAGACCAACCTCCAGGCTTCCATCGGGCGTTGGAAGAACGATGTCTACAAGCTGGCTCCCAAACTCCTCATCACCTGCAACCCGTCCAACAATTTCCTCTACACGGACTACTACAAGCCATGGAAGGAGAACAAGCTGCCTCCTTGGCGTCGGTTCGTCAAAGCTCTGCCCCAGGACAACAAGACTCTCCCAGACACGTATATTGAAGGGCTTCTCCGGAACCTGACCCAGTCGCAGATCGAGCGACTGGTCTTTGGCAACTGGGAGTATGACGACGATCCGAATTGGCTGGTCGACTATGACGCAGTGTGCGACATGTTCAGCAATGAGTTCGTACTCCCGACGGGCAATCGGTTCATTAGCACTGACCTTGCCGGGAAAGGTCGAGACAGTTGGGTGGTTGGAACCTGGGACGGCATGGTCTGTCGGATCCCCATTGCCAAAGGCTTCTCGGAAGGCAAGGAGATGGAGGAGAAGATCGCTAAATTGGCCACCGGTCTGAAAGTCCCCCGGTCCAGCATCGTCTCTGACGCTGACGGACTTGGGTTCTACTTGGAGAGCTACCTGAAAGGCATCCGGGAGTTTCATGGAGGACAGTCAGCCATTGACTCCAAGACGTACAACAACATCAAGTCGGAGTGCGCATTCAAGCTGGCGGAGCTCATCAACAAGCGCCAGATCCACATCATCTGCTCTCCCGAAGTTCAGGAGAAAATCAAGCAGGAGATGACGGTACTCAAGTCCAAGAACACGAACTCCGCTGAGCAGAAGCGAGAGATCATCTCCAAGGACACCATGAAGCAGCTCCTCGGAAGGTCACCGGACTTCCTGGATATGCTCATCATGCGAATGATATTCGAGATCAAGCCGAAGGCGACTGGCATGAAGTCCGCCAAAATAATAATCCCCACAAAACGATGATACTGGACATCATAACCCTCATCCGCGACATGGTCAAGATGGTCAATCCTCTGGCCGTTTTTGAGTGTGACCAGGCTCGAATGCTGAATGTCAAAGTAGACACGATGGAAAGATTCGTAACAGACTCGGATGGCAATCGGACCTCGTCCGACTTCGTCTATGTCGAGGAGCCCACCACTGGCTACTATGATATTCCTTACAGAGGGCACCAGAAGCAAAGGACCATCATGCAGATATACTTCTGCAAATTCGAGCCGATGGCCAACGATGCCTACAAAGGCGACACGAAGTTCAGCCAGAACTCGCCCACCATCGGACGACTGGAGTTGAAGAATCAAATTGAGGAGCAGATGGTTCGGCCATTCTTGTATCTCTTGAAGACTTCGGAATTAGGACTCAGGCATCCGGAAATATTCAACACCATTAGAATTATGTACCCGTCTCCTCGGTTCGACGCCAACGAGGTCAGCGTAGGACTGGAGCTAACAGTAACGCAAGAATGGTGTCTCGATGCGTATAAGCCCATTCCTCCTGCTCCACCCGAGCCTAAACCTGTCAGGTTGGTAGACATCATCCACGAAGGGTTTAACATGCGGGGGATTACGATAACCTTTGAGAATACTGAATCAAAACCCGTCGACAAGTCTGTAGGCACCGAATCTATACTCGCTGACACTGACCCAGTTATCCTGGTCACGGCATTGTACTCGTATGGAGCCATATCATGCGGAAGGCCCACAACCCAAGCATATTCAGGGGGAAAATGGAAGCTCAAAGAGTATACATTCCCGGACACAGAAGACTTAATTGTAACTAAAATCAATGTAAAACCTGAGGGAGAGTTCCCAGACGTCTGGACCTTCCGTGATATTTATACAATGGTATGATACAGCGAATCGACATACAAGGCGGTCAGATGACGTTCGGCCAACGCATAGAGCTTGGCCGGATCATCACTGAAAAGGAGATGACCGACATTGACAAGATGAAGGAAGGCATGCAATGTCTCGGCGTCAAATGGAGTCTCAGGAACACCTCAGAGATTGTCGAGTACTGGTACGAGGTTCTCATGGGCATTAAATACTGGATCGAGCGAGAACAGACTGAGCTCAAGTACGAGCCCAGTGCCGAGGAGAAGGCAGCCGGTATTGCTCAGTTCTCTTTGGTGGTTGGCGAGATGGCCACCATCACTGCACTGGCCAAGGACTACTCGAAGGACCCGGACGAGATCCTGGAGTGGAAATACGGAAAGGTATACAACCTCCTTTTCACCAACTTGCAGAGTCACCTCTTCCGGGAGCGACTGAACAAGGAACTGGAGCGTAAGGCTCAGCAGAAAGCCAATGCTCGCAAACCTCGAAACAAATGGCGGTAGGACTGGAACAGATATTGGCTGAGGGTCTCACTCAGATGAGGGACGAGATCATCCGGGCATCACAGGACGCCGGGCAGGAAGCCTCCGGCAGAACCTATGCTCAGATAACAGTCCAGACGGGACGAGAAGGGGAAACAGTTTGGGGAACGATCGAAGCTCCAAACTACTTCTACACTCTCATCCGGGGACGAGGTCCTGGAAAGATCCCCGCCAATTTGGGTCAGATCATCATGGAGTGGGCAAAGCTCAAAGGCATCACCTTCTCGGACCCCAAGGACCTGGTCCGATTTGGAAATGCTACTGCATGGAAGATCAAGCGAGAAGGCTCGGAGCTTTACCGCAATCACATTTACGTTGACTTGGTCGACACTCCCGCTGATAACTTCGAGGAGTATCTGGCTCAGCATTTGGACAAGACAATGGAGGTCCTCATTGAAGAGGCATTTACCCCAGACAACAATATGGACCACGGATATATAATATAACGCGATATGGCAATTACAAAACAACCGGCTGAGGATTCTTTATACTCAGCATATTCGCAAATACCAGTTGAGACTGACAACTTAACATCCGGGCTTGAGATCAAGACTCAGAACTTCGATGAGGACAACATGATCTCGTTGAATATCCTAAACAGTGAATTATGTATAGTTGTCAGAGATACGAGTGGAGATAACTATAAGAGAGCCCTACTCTTGATCGATTCAAAGATTGTTCCCGGGGAATGGTATACTATCAGATTCAGATCTCTAGCAGTCAATTCCGGATCTACAACAGAATTCACCGTCGGTTTATTTTCAGCAACAGCTGACGGGGTCAATTCAAAACAGGCATATGTTACGAATCTGCCTGTCACGAATGGGGTTTATCATTCGTTTCAGGTTCCTGTCGGATTTTCTGACAATGCCCCCAAATCCCAATTAGCTATATATTGTGGGAGAAACGGGGAGACAGCAGGGAATACCATGACATTTTGTGGAATTAGTTTTTGTTATGGCAAGAATTACATTGATTATGCCCCCAGTTCAGTTAAAGCAGCGAATTCATTAACAGAAAGCATCTCCATACACAGAGACTCGGGATTCGGGACGACAAAAAAATACGATCTCAGCTTCTTGGCTAAAGCTGGTTTCCGGGATCGTCCCAGAGCATACCCATATCTTGGCTCACATATAGGTTTTAGCATTGACTACAATCTCATATCGGCATACGCCTACAGAGGCATTGGCGAACAGGACTTCAATGTTCGCTATGCCTCCCGGGGAGTACGACCCCGAGGTTTCATCGCTAACTTTTCCAGGACTAACATAGGACTGGTATTGACGGACAGGACTCCAGACAGTGAGAGACGAATATATGTTAAGAAGTATTTTGGGTACCCAAATTTCCTAACCGTTTTTGCTAAGGGTTCTTCAGCACTCAACACGCAATCAGCCATGGAGGTGAATGTTATGTATACGGGGACTACAGCTTTCAAGAAAATGGAGATCTCTCCCCGAGTCAACATTCCGTTTGTTCTTGAGTTCGACGAGGAATTAGCAGATGGTGCTGACTATGTCATTGTCAGAAATCGCAATTTGCCCTTTAACTCTGACAGATGGCACATATACTATGTCGATGCCGAGGTACCTTGCAACCCATTCTATATTCGCTGGATAAACCAGAAAGGCGGATGGGACACTTACATGTTCGAGCAACACAAGAAATATACTCAGGAGGTTGACCGGGGAGACCGATACGTATTAGCGAATTCACGAGACCCCCATGCCTCACAGACGAGAGGCGAGTTAGCTCCGGAGTTTAAGAACATAGTCCAAGCAGGAGCAGAACAGCTTGATGAGAACGACTTCAACTTGCTCAAAGGAATTGCTCTCTCGCCTTTGGTCCAGGTTTACAACTATCAAATTGGAGTATGGCAACGAGTCCTCGTAGATGATACGGACTTAACTTGGGACACCAAGACTCCCCGGAACACTGTTAGCTACGAGTTCCAGCTTATTGATGAACAAACTCAGTGGTGATATGAACTACGAACTACTCATGAAAGGCATTGACGGCGAGGTCTGGTCCCTGGACCTCCCGCTGGATGCTCCTGCGATGAATTACCAGATCAACAATCTGGCGGAGCTGAAAGACAGGAATGCCTCGTACTCCCAGCGGATCAGTCTGCCCAGGACGACCCATAACGAGCAAGCATTCCAATTCAGTTTTGTAGTTGGCTCAGGTTCGTATGTGCCATACATGAAGTTTCCTTGCCAACTATTCTATGAGGGAGCACTCATATCCCCGGCTGGAGCAGTATTGAACATCGTAGACGTATCAGATACATCGATCGGGATCCAGATCCTCGGGGCAACTGCTGACTTGTTCGACACCCTCAACAACACTGACGCGAAGGACCCCGGGACTGGCATGTTCCTCCTAAAGTGGTACACGGACACAATGGGACAGGCCGAGCGATACCTCTCCGGCCCCGAGGAATCTAAAGTCCTGTACTTTTGGCTGTATGCAACTCTACAAAAGAACCCGAACATCCCCCCTGTCTCCATGGAGGCAATCAGGCAAGTCAGGGAGTTGGACAAGTTCTACCCCCACCTCAACTGGTATGACTTGGTGACATGGATCTTCGATCAAGCAGGCTACAGTCTCGAGACTGACGTGGATTCAGTTGACCGGAGTGAAATGTTTTTACCTTGCACTTACCCCGTTTTGGCAGACAACCCCAATGCTCCGAAAGCATCCGGGACTGGCTGGATCCAGGATCCCCCTCCTGGCGGTTTAGTCGGTGTGACATGGCAAGGCTCCCCGGGGGTAACTCTCAGTGACCCGGTCGCCGGACGTTTGACTATAAACACCCTATCTGGATCTGGGGAATTCAGCTGGATGACTCTATGGGACACGACCATCACGTTTAGTTTCTCATGGTCAAACACTTCTGCCATCCAAAGAGGTACGGTGACAGTCCGGGTTACCCACTACAAGAACGACGGGACCAATGCTATAGTGTTGACCAGATCCTGGACGTCCGGATCTTCCGGCAGCGCTTCGGTCGACATCCCGATGGAGGCAGGAGAGCACATACTGGTGTATGGGTCGCTCCTCGCAGGCAATTTCTCTACCGATCAGTATGACATGAGATTTCCGGTCAGCATTACTGCTCCCATCCCGCGGGAAACTTCCCCGGGGGATAGGCCTTATCCCGGACTAACCTATGACCTCCTGGCTTCGACTGGGTTTAAGAGCTTGGGAGACATAGTCAAAGCTTTCTTCCAGCTGTTCGGGCTAACCATCGACGTGAATCCCGCTACCAAAGTAGCAAGAGCATACTCAGTTCGGGAGTTCTACAACAGACGAAGCTCGTCCGGGAAAAATTGGTCTGACAAGCTGATAAAAGGAAAGGACACCAAACTTACGTTCCAGTTGTCCAGCTATGCCCAGACCAACGAAATAAAGCTCGAGGACAACAAGGACAACAATGTTACGGACTCGTACAAGTTCAGCATCCCGGACGTCAACCTCCAGCCCACCAAACTCCTGTTCCAAATTGGGTTCTTGGCAGGACTCAACCAAACTCTCTATGACGAGGACAGTACGCAAAGGTTACACACACTTGCTAACTATCCTATATGGACTATCAATAGAGGCCGGATGGAGAACGGGGAAATGACCGAGACGACTTGGGAGTACAATGCTCTTAGTAAGCCGATGGTCGTCCACATCAATAAGTCTGACTATATGTGGCCCCAGGTAAGTGTAGGCTACACCCTTACCCGGGTACGACTATACACGGCACGTTTCAAAAGTTTGAATTACTACGTTCCTAAATACTACGGCAAGCTCATCGACAATATACTCAAAAGACCGAAGATCCTACAGACCCAGATTCTTTTGGATTCGCTCGACATCCAAAGTCTGGATCTGTTCAACCCTATATGGCTGGAAGAGCATGGGTTCTGGTTCTACGTTTCGAAAATAAACAACTTCCAAGCTGGAAAGATAACCAAAGTAGACCTAATACGAATGTGATATGGCCGAAGAACAGAAAAATACAATTTACAACGTCCGTGTAACAGCTGAGGATGCCCTCAAGACGTTAGCCGAATTGAAACTCCGGTCCCAGGAGTTGAGAGATCAGCAGAAGGCTCTCGGCAAAGTAACTGAGGAGAATGCTCAAGAATACTATGCGCTTGACAACCAGATCAAGGCAATCAACAGCGAGGCGAACAAGTACCAGAAGCAAATCCAGAACAACATTAAGCTCCAGAACCAACAGGAGGCAAGTTTAGCAAAACTTAGAACCCAGCTGGCTTTGGACAATGCCGAGTTTGCAGAGCTGGGCAACTCAATGCAGGACGCGGCTCGTAAAGCCGAGCTCGGCAAGCGCATTGCAGAAACCACCGAGGAGCTCAAAGCTCAGGAGGAGGCACTCGGGGACTATCGCCGGTCAGTTGGTAACTACGAGAAGGCAACGGAGAACCTCAAGCAGGAACTCTCCGACCTTACCCAGACACTCATCCAGATGGCTCAGTCCGGGGACACCAGCTCGGAGGCATTCAAGGAGATGATTAAACGAGCCGGTGAACTGAAAGGAGCTGAGGACCTGGTCAATACAGCTATATCCAACGTTGGTAAAGGAACTGAAACCATAAAGGCAGTTACCAGCGCCACGTCAGCTTTGACTTCCGTATGGGGCCTTTGGACCACAGCCACTCAGGTACTGGGGAGCGAGAACGAGGAGCTCAATGCTACCATGACGAAGATGATAACTATCATCACGGCTCTCTCCTCTTTGTCTTCTCTCCAAGCAGCTCTCTCCAAGACCGAAGCCACTTATCGAGCTGCATCTAACTTGGTTCAGCTGGTTGGCATCAACCAGACTCTCGCCGAGACGAAAGCGATAGCTGCTAAAAATGCCGTACAAGGAGCTGGCAACATCCTCACCAAAGCAGCAGCAGCTGCCACATGGCTTTGGAACGCGGCTTTGGCTGCCAACCCCGTTGTATTGGTGGCAGCAGCAGTGGGCGGATTGGTGGCTGGAGTGGTTGCTCTTACGAACGCATTTAACAGTAACACGGAAGCTCAAGAGAGAGCAACCCGGGCAATGGAGGCATACAATCGAGCTGCCGAAGCCTCCACGTATGTACTGGATCAGATCGAGACCAAGCGGAACACTCTGTCCAAAGCCGAGGAGATCCGGGGCAAGAGAGAAATAGAAAATCTCAAAGCCAATCATGCCACGTCGGAACAGATCGCCGAAGCTCAGCTTAAAACAGCTAACAAGCTCCGCGAGATTGAAATGAATGCAGCTCGTCAAAGACAGATGGCTGCAATGGATGAGTTCGAATCCTTGAAGAAGGTGATTGCAGCCAAGGAGGAAGAGCTCAACACGTGGTCCGGAAGCTTGGACAAATACAAGGAAGCCAAAAAGGAACTCGACGACTTGAAAGGTCGATACCAAGAACTGTTCCGGACAATCGAGAATGAAGGAGCCGCAGTTGCCAACTTGGCTCTTGAGACTGCAATAGCCAACCGGGAGGCTCAGCAGGCCATTGCCGATAAGGCTCTGGAGGTTGCTTTGAAGAACTCGGAAGCCATGCAGAAGATCCGGGAAGACGATCTCAGGTTCCAAACAACATTCCAGTCTACGAGCATTGCCATCCGGATGGAGTATGAGAAAAAGCTCTACAAGGCAGCTCAGGATGGAGCCCGGGAACGTCTGGCTCTCCAGAAAGCTCACGGCAAAATCACTAACAAGGAGTATCAGACGGCTCTGAATGCCATGGCTCGGTCTGACAAGCAGTTCTACGAGAACCAAGCCAAACAGCTCAATGACTACCTTGCGGGGGTGAGAGCAAACATATTGGCTGTAGCTTCCGGAGGCACAGTCGATATGCAGATTGCTCAGGTTACTCAGAAGTACCAGGATGCCATGAAGGAGCTGGCCAACATTCAGCCTCCCCAGTTCGTGAGAGGTATGAGCGAGGAGGAGTACCAGAAGGAGTATGCCGCTTACGAACAGTTCCTGGTCAACAGAGCCGAGCTCGAGAAACAGATCCAACAAAACCTCCAGGACGAAATCAAAAAGATCCGCGAGGACGCTACCAAACAGCAACTTGACCGGTTCAACCAAACTCTAAACGAACAGTATGCCGAGGACATCTCGAAGGCAGCGGACAACGAAAGGAAGAAGCTGGAGCTCGAGAATGAGATGCTCCAGAAACAAATCGAAGCCCGGAAAGCTGCCGGGGAGAAAACCTATGAGCAGGAGGCCCAGCTCCGAGCCAACAATCTTCGTCTCCAGCAAATGGACCTCGACAAGGAGCTCGCTCAAGCCGAGTTAAATCACAAGTCCAAGTATGAGATCAGGAAAAGGTATCTGGAGGCAGAGTTGGCAGCAGCTCAAGGAAACGAGGACGCCATTGCTCAGATCCAACTCGAGATGGCCGAGAATGAAGAGGCTTTATGGGAGGAGCGAATTGAGAAGCTCAGGGAGTATGCTGAAATAGCATCCGGCTTTGCTAATGCTTTCAATGACTTGGCCAGTGCTCTCGGGGAGCGCCGGGTTCAGGAGGTAGAAGAACAATACAGCCGGGAGGAGCAGGCATTGGCAAACATGTACGCTAATGGCCAAATCACGGAGGCCCAGTACAACGAGAAGAAAATCAAGATGGAGAAACAGAAGGAGAAAGAACTTGCCAAAATCGAACGGGAGCAAGCTATCCGGGAGAGAGCAATGGGCTCCTTCGAGATTGGCATCAATACTGCCATCTCCATCATGGCATCGGCTAAAATGGGATTCCCTTTGGCTATCCCGTTCATTGCAGCAGCTGCGGCTTTGGGAGCAGTTCAGATGGCAGCTCTTTGGGCAGCTCCTCTGCCGAAAGCCGCAAGAGGTAAATACATTGAGGGTCCCAGTCATGCCGCTGGTGGAGTGCACATTGAGGCGGAAGGAGGCGAGACCATCATTAACAAGAAGTCGAGCCGCATGTTCCTGCCTCTTCTGTCAGCCATAAACGAACTCGGTGGCGGAGTACCGTTCACTAAAGTTGGATCGGACGGGGGATATGCTATCCGATCATTCGCTGAGGCGTCGGAACCTATGAATCGGCTTGACATGGAGAGAGCGATTCAGAAAGCATTTGGCCAGGTGAGAGTGATTGCTACAATCGAAGATATTCGGAGGGAAGATGCTAACTACGTGCAGATTCAGGACCGGGCTAATTTTTAAATAATCCAGCACAAATAGTATTTCAATATCTATTAGGAATAATTATATTTGTATCGAAATAATTTGGCACATGATATTCATCAACTTAAAAGGCGCAATTGACTCCGAAGAGAATAGGGTCATGATGGAGCTTTGGGGCGGGACCTCAGAGATCTGTTCCGTGGAGACCTTCCGCCGGGTACTTGATGAACACCCCGACGAACAGGAGGTGTGCATCAACATTGACTGTGACGGGGGCTCTGTTGAGGAGGGCTTCAAGATTTATGACCTTCTTCGCATGAGTGGTAGGACTATATACACAAATATTGTCGGGGGATGCCACTCGATGGCAGTGTGCATCCTGTTGGCAGCTCCGGCAGAGAACCGGTCGGCAAACAGGAATTGCCGGGCACTCATCCACCGGGTATACATGCCTGTCGGGGATTGGCTCACTTCCGACGATGCTCGCAGTATTGCCGAGGAGCTTGCTCTGGAGGAGGAGGCTATTCTTGACGTGTACGTCGAGAGGACAGGTCAGGACCGGGAACGGCTCCGCAATGTCATGCATGAGGAACGCATCCATGATGCCAAATCACTTCTTGACTTGGGATTCATTTCCAAAATCAATTCATACAACACAAACCAAATTTTTAATGCTATGGCAAAAAACGAAAAAAGCGCTTATGAAAAATTCATGAGCAGAGTCAAGGCATTCCGGAATGGCAAGAAAGGCGCTCCCGCCAACTTCGACTATCTGGATGCTGAGGGTCAGGTCGTTCTCCAGACCGTAGGGGAAGAGGACAATCTGGCCGAAGGTGTAGAGGCAACTCTCGCCAACGGCGAGACGTCGGGCACTGTCGTTCTGGAAGACGGTCGGGTGGTTACTGTCGAGGACAACATCGTCACCAGCATCGAGATGGAGGACACCGAGTCTCTCGAGGACCGCGTTGCAGCACTGGAGGCGATGCTCGACGAGGCAACTAACCTCATCGAGGAGCAGGAGAACGAACTCCGCAACCTCCGTGGTAGCAACTACCGCCCGAAGAACCGCAAAACGGTTCTGCCCGGAGGCAAGAAGCCCGAACCCTCGGCAGCTGACCTCAAGAACGAAGCTCGCGAAAAGCTCCAGAAGGTCAACGCTGCAAAAAAGATCCTCAAGTAGTCAAACTCAAAAGCTTTAAGAACTATGGCAGCTAAAAACGGCGGATTCCTCGACATGGATAAGTTCACTTTTTGTGGACGTGTCATTCAGGCAATCTCGGAGATGATTATGGAGGACACCATTCAGGGTCCTGACATCAACTCCATTCACACAGTCTTCCCCGACATCATCACTAACACAGAGGTGGGTTACATCGGTGAGGGTGGCATGGTCGGCGTGGTCAACACCGGGTGTAACCCGACTCCTCAGAAGTGGAACATCAACACCCGCAAGCTGAAATGGGAGCCCGGCACCTGGGAGATCCTCTTGTCCCAGTGTTACACTGACCTTCAGCAGTCGGCAACTATCTACTCTCTCCGCACCGGCGTCGACATTCCGGACTTCACGGATACGGACTACATGAACATCGTCATTGAGGTTCTGGAGCGCTCCATTATGGACTTCTGGTACCGCCTGTTCTGGTTCAACGACAAAGACGCCAAGAACGTTACCAACAGCGGTATCATTACGGATGGGCTCGACCTGAAATTCTTCACCATCATCAACGGTTTCTGGAAACAGATTACCACACAGGCTACAGCCAATCCGTCCCAGCGCGGAGCAACAATTACGGAAAATGCTGGGGAATCTTATGCAGCTCAGAAGCTTACTCCGGCTAAGGCAAAGGAGTATATCCAGTCGGTCGTGTTCAGTGCCCCGCTTCTTCTCCGTCAGCAGTCTGACAAATTTATCCTCGTTACCCAGTCGGTCTACGATGCCTATCAGCAGTCTCTTATGGACGCTTGCTGCCTCGAGTCGGCTCGCTTAGCTCTGCTGAATGGCATGGAGGCTCTCAGCTTCAATGGCATCCCTGTCATCGCAATGCCCATCTGGGACAAGATCATCGCTACGTCGGAAGACACTGGCACGAAGCTCAACAACCCCCATCGAATTCTCTTCACCTCGAAGAGCGTGCTCGGCATAGGTGTTGATGCAATCGACAGCTTCGAGAAGATGCGGATCTGGTACGAGTACAAAGACCGCGTAGTCTACGTAGAACTCATGGGTCGGGCGGATGCCAAGCTCACTAACCCGGATCTGTTCTCGGTAGGTATCTAATCCTCAAAAATCTAAGAAAATGGCAGGACTTGATTGTTCTAAAATCAAAACAGGATTCACCAACCAGGTGTGTGGTAAGCCGGCAATCGCCGGCACCACCGCCAGGGTGATTCTCCTCAGCTACTCGGACGTCGACAAATCGAAGTCTGTTGTAACTGACAACGTTATCTCTTCGCTCATCCTCAAGGCCGGTGCCACTGGTTACGAAGTCGACTCGCTGCCCAACGCAACAGTTGGCTCGGACACCATCAATGCTGGCACGTATCTCAAGACCCACCAGCACAACGTGGTCGTCCGAATCTTCAAGAAGTCGGAAGCAGCCAAGAAGTTCGTAAACGGCCTGACCAATGCCCGCGTCATCGCCGTCGTCGAGAACAACGACACTGGCGAGAACGGGGACACCAAGTACGAGGTATACGGATGGGACTCGGGGCTGGAGCTCACCGAAATCACGGTAACGACCGAAATGACCGACGGCGTCGCTTACCAGGTAACTCTGGCCAACGGTACCATCGCTCAGGAAGGTTCGCTCCCGATGAGCCTCTTCAACACGGATGAGAAGACCACAGACCTCATGGTAGACGGGCTTCTGGCTGGCGGAACGGAGTGTACTGTACCGGCTATCCTGCGGTTTTACCCGTCGGAAGGCCAGACTAAAATTGGTAACGACGTGCCACTCACTCTGCAGAGGTCCTCGTGTACCAGCGTCTCCGGAACGGTTACCATGCCTCCTAAGCCAACTTCCACCAAGCCAGCAGAGGCATTCCCCGGGTGCGGTCTTCCTTCAAATTACGTATTCCTGAATGCCTCTGGCCAAGCAGCTGCAAATCCCCCCGTTCTTCAGTACACTAAGGGCTCGGTTGGAACTGCAACAACTTGGGGAGCAAGTATCGCTGACACAGACATCCGTAAGGACTATGTCAATGGGGAATACGTAATCATTCTCACCACATACGCCGGAGTACATAAATAGTAACGGCTATGGCTGACATGCTCGAAAGACTGAGAGCTTACCAATCCAAGTATGGGTCCCTGAGAGGCGAAGCCTATCGGGCCCATACATTGGAATTGGAAAAGAACCCCGCTCTCCATCGAGAAGTAGATGAACTTTCTCGATACTTTTTGAATAAGTCAGTTTCCCGATGCGGCTTCTGCCTGATCGAAGCCGACTTAGCATTAAGACGAATAACAGAACAACAAATGAAAAACGTAGCACACCCTGATTACGAACTCCGAGCAGGTACTCTGCTCCACGACCCGATCAACAAAGAGTTCAGCAAGATCCTCACCCCGAGGAACATCACGGAGGATCTCTGCCTGTACCACATCGCATTCAACAAAGATGCGCTCTCGTACTTCACCCGAGTTCCCGAAGACCTGAACGACCGGCTGGAGAAGTTCATGGCACGTTACGGCAAGGAGATGCCGGACAAGGACGTGGAAATCAAGAAGCGCCAAGCTCAGGTTCTGAGCAAGCAGATCGAGTCCGTGAAAACCGAACTCGAAGAGCTGAACAAGAAACGGACCGAGCTGAACGCCAAGCTCGATGAGTACTCCAAAGCCATGGGAGCAATCTACGCTATTCTCGATTCTGCGAGGGCCGGGGAGGAGACCGAGGAGAAGCCCGAGGAGAAGCCCGAGGAGAAGCCCGAGGAGAAGCCCGAGGAGAAGCCCGAGGAGAAGCCCGAGGAGAAGCCCG